AATAGACAAATCACTTCATGTATTCTTATTTTTTGATATTGCCCTTAGTCTATTCGGCAAAGAAATATAGAATCATGAACGCGCTGGAGAGCGTCGATCTAAAATACTCGTGGCGCTGAAAAGCGCCGATCATAAATATTTAGTGTTATATTGGTGAAAATTAGTTATTATTGTAACGTATGACACAACAACCTATTTCCTATCACAGTACATCGTTCGAGGAATTGAAAAAATGAACGAGGTGCTAAAGTTGTAATCAACAACAGATACAGTATATGGTAGTACCAGAATTGTATGCTCATTATCCGTAGGGACACCTAAGCAGTGCTTTACGAAGAATTGTCAACGAATTAAATCTGTTGGTGCGTGTGTGACCGTATATTGTCACACAAACTGCCCACACGGGGAGAAATCACTCGGAATTTTTCCGATGTTATTATCCACGTGGAACCGTAGAATCGGGTACTTAGTCTATTTGAAAGAGCTAGCTCTTAGTAGTAAGTTAAAAACCTTTATGGTGAATAACCCCCGGTTCGCCTGTTGAACAAACAAACCCCCCCCTCGGTGGTTTGTTGTTCGCAGCGGTTGGCATTCATTTTATTAATCATGAATAGTCAACTTAGTGAACAGCAAACGAGCGCTTTTAGCGCACTATATGTTATTTTGGTACTATGCACTATGTGCATTTTACTTGTGTCATTTCTCGTAATGAGAAAGAGTGTAGTAAGCCATTCTGAAAAGCAGATGGCTCGGATGAAGTTCAAACGCAATAAGCGTTCTGAAAAGGTGGAAACGGAAAAGGCGGTGCGCAGAATCTTGCATAGTGATGTAAGAAAAACTGCAAAACATAAGAAGAGCACGGAGAATGTCATTCGCAGACTTCCCCTAGGTGCTAATTGCCTCAATTCACATGGTTGGATTGAGGACAAAAAATGGACAGCTATTCGTTCGTTAGCTTATCAGCATTGTGTAGATGATAAGAGTAAGAAATTTATTTCTGCTTTGTTTTTCTGCACTTTAACGTGTTGGCATGCGACTTCCGATATAGCTATTGTTTCTGCTATCATGCAATTTGTTAATTCAGAACTTTCTGGACGTGGAGGCGTTGTCGATGATATTTGGCAAATCCTTATGAAAATGAAAGGCGCAACTGATGTAGAAACATGTGATTTTGACACGTTGCGAAGCCACAGTTTGAAAGATAATTTGATGACTAACATTTCTATGTTGCGTTCCGATTGGAAGCAATTTAAGAATATGCCGTTGTTTAATGAATTCCATCATTTACTGTGTGCTTTAACTGTCTTTGGTTTATTGCCTCCAAAAAATACAGATGTTAACATTGGTAGTATTCGTCTTTTTAGTGTTCGCACACAAGATTTGACTATGAATGCTGCTGATGCTTTTGATGCTGTGTTTAATGTTGTCACGTACTTATTTGAAAGTGGTGTTTATGCCTTTTCCACAAAATCATTACGACCCTTCTTCTTTGAAGATAAGGAAGCTCTTGAAATTGATATGGAATACGTGCGTTTAGCACCTATGATAGATCACATCGTCACAGGTAATTTAGAAAGATTATACTCGAAAACTGATAAAGAATTAGAGGAAGAAATTTCTGATTTATTTGATCGATTGAAGAGATTGAGTAGTACTGTAAAAGGACCTATGAGACAAATTATTCTACGAAAAATGGAAAATGTTGCTCGTTGGTTAGACAAAGTGATTGATGCACGCATAGCATGCGGCTCACGCGAAGCACCATATTCACCTGTTATTGTGGGAGATTCCAATATTGGAAAAACTTCTCTTACTCAAGTTATAGCTCGTGAAATTGGTGTTCGTCAAGGTTTTAATACCACTGCTCGCTATCAATGTGTGATCCAAGGAAATGATAAATTCTGGACGTCTTACAAAGGTTACACCGAGGTCGTTATTTTAGATGATTTTGGTAATACTAAAGTAGATTATATGCAAGAAGACGAAGGTTCTAAGCAAATTATGATCAAGAATAATCAGATGTGTTATGCTCCTAAAGCTGATGTTAGCGAAAAGGGGCGTATATCTGTGCAGCCTAAATTGCTTCTAATCAATTCCAATGCAGAAACCATGTTGTCAGAGATGTCAGTTTGTCCTTATTCCCGTTATAGACGCGGTGATGTTTATATTCGCGCAGTTGTGCGAGATGAGTATGCACGTATTGTTAATGGCGAGAAAAAGAATGAGATTGATGCTATGAAAGTTCAGGAAATGCACGCGAGACGTGATGAAAACGGACAATATATGCTTAATGAACGTGGAATGGTTATCATTGACCTTCCCACTTTGCCTAATTTGTGGCACATTACATTGCAAAAACCGTATGAAATTAAAATGGCTGCTGTTCAAGACGACCCTAAGTCAACTACTAAACGGCGTATCGGAAGTGAAGAACCTCCACCAAGACCTCAATCGCGAAAAAGCGAGATGAATAGTACAATTGGATGGAAAAATGTTACTTACAAGAAGGATAATGAGCTTCGAGAAGCTGTTGATTTAACCATTTTTGAGGCTTTAGATGTTATTAACTCCGAGGCTAACACTTTTTATTCACTGCAAGCTGGTGTTGTCGATATGACGCACCGTATGGATAGTGACTATGTACTTTGTCCATGTGGTTGTGGTACAAGTTCTGTTTATTGCTCAAGCTTGAAGGCAATGTCGCCTTCTGACGTTTGTATGGAGAGTCACAGTTTGATGGATTTTGTCGGGTTTGCTCAACGAGAAGTCACTACACAAGTTGAAGATGTTAAGTTTTCTCTTTTGTCGTGGTTCAATAGAGTCATCCCTGCAAAGAAAGTTCAAAATCCTGCACAAAATATTGCCCAGTTGTTATTACGCTTTGTTTCAAGGTTTACACCAGTTTACTCTGAGATGATTATGCAGTTGGAAGAAACTATGTTAGATTTTTCAAATGCACAGTTGTTGCGTTTGTATCAGCAAGCAGTAAAGTGTTCGGCTTTCGATATTACTTTTTGGATTCCTGATGTTTTATATGACTCATGGCTTGTCCGCGATTTGGTGCATTGTATTATTGCAAAGCGCCAAGTTTTCGTAACATACAAGTATTTGTTGTATGGATTAGTTATTCCGAGTTTGGTTTCTGTCATTGGTAGTGTCATTTTGTTTTGGCACTATCCATTTATTATTTTCTCTATGTGTGTTTTGATTATTGCAGTAGACTGTTGTGTTTATCAACGGTTGATTGAAATGTCGAAGGATGCTTTAGCTAGAAGTATTGCCAAGCGCAATGAGAGTTTGTCTCCCGCGCTAAAGGCATTCAAGAAAACTTATTGTTCGTATATTTTTTACGGATTAGGTATTGCTGTATCAATTATGGCTATCTTGAAAGTTGCTAAGAGTTTACGAGAAATTTTGACAGTTGAATCTGGAAGTCTTTTACATCCCAATAGTGCTGATGATGTTACATCACGTGATGCGCTCCCTAATGAGTGGAGTGAAGCTACACGTGTGAATTGCATTCCTGGAACTGCGACAGCTGACCAAGTATTAGATCTTGCAAAGCGTAACACTTTCAGTGCAAGGGTTCATGGAACTACTGGAAATCGAGTTGATCGCACAGTTGTGCTTCATAACGGTTTATGTGTTTTGCCCAAGCATTCTTTTATTGGTATTGGTTCTTGTTTTAAACTTGAATTACGCAGAGATAATTGGAGAGTTGATATTCCTCTTGACGAAACTAACACTTGGTTACATCCTAGTAAGGACATAGCTTGTGTGTACAGTGCTCGGATTTACGGAAAGAATTTACTCAAACATATGCGTCAATCTGATATACGTGATACACGTTTGCCTTTCCAAGGTTCTAATATTATGTATTCCATTTTAAAATTGGATAACACATGGTATCAAGATTCTGCGGTTGGTTATTGGAATACACACATTCGCGCTACTGAGGGAGACTTTTGTGGTTGGCGATACAAGAGCACAATTGAGTCTCAACCTGGCTTCTGCGGGAGCCCAATGGTTGTTCAGACAGGTGAGGGATGGCGATTTGCTGGAATTCACCTAGCTGGAAAAGACTCCGAAGCAGCTTGTGGTAGTGTGTGTTTAGACGACTATCAAGCGGCTTGTGTTAAGTTTGCTATTTTACCAGATATAGCGGATGAAGGAGCCATTTCCAATACTGTTATTGGTCAGCATAACGCTGTGAAATTAGATGCACCGATGGATGATTCATCGCCATTGAAATGGCGGGAAGGTGATATTAATTACGTTCATTTGGGCTCAGCTGGAGCTACATCAAAATTTTACTCGTCTGTTGAACCTAGTTTGATTGCAGAAACTGTCGAAGAAGTTACTGGCGTCAAGAATAACTATGGTCCACCAATGACCAATCCATGGTACCAACCATATCATTTAGATTTGGATAAGCGTGCAGATCAACCTTTGGGTTTTGGAATTAGCGAGATTACTATTGCGCGTCAGGATTATGTTCGTGTGTTGTCAAAGACATATAACGAGATGCATCCTGATGTACGTTCTCGTTTAGTTCATCGTCCTTTGGACAACGTTGAAATCATGTTTGGAATTGACGGTTTAAAGTTTGTTGATCGTATGAATTTTGCTACATCGCTTGGATTTCCATATACAGGTTCTAAAAAGAAAGCTTGTATTTTGGATGGTAGTGATGTACCCGTTGATTTTGAACCATGGGTGTGGGAAGAAGTTGCGAAAGTTGAACAGATGCTATTGCACGGGCAACGCGCTAATCAACCCTTTAAAACATCCTTGAAAGATGAGATCACAAAGCAATATAAAGATGATGGTGAACGTAATACGAAAGTTCGCGTGTTTACATGCGCACCTATCACTTTGCAAATTCTGATTAGAAAATATTTTCTGCCAGTTGCAGCTTTCATGTCACGGTTTCCGTTGAGAAGTGAGCAAGCAGTTGGTATTAATGCATCTGGTCCGGATTTCCATGAACTCGTAGAATATCTTAAGGTTTATGGTGACAAGGTTGGTTATGTCGCTGGGGATTTCTCCAAGTATGATCTTGGTATGTCACCGGATGTTATCTTGGCAGCTTTTGGGTGCATGATTGACATTGCTCGTCTTATGAAATATGAAGAGCGAGACTTGTTTCTTATGCAGATGATTGCTAACGAGGTTGCTAATCCAGTGATTGCTTACCATGGAGAACTTATCCGCATGTCTGGTAGCAACCCTTCGGGGCAGAATATGACTGTTTACATTAATGGAATTGTGAATGCAATTTACCATCGATGTGTCTACAATCGTGTTATAAAAGATAAATCACTGTTGTTTGAAGATAACGTTCGCGTGACTTTTTACGGTGATGATAGTCTTTTTGCTCCGAGTGAACAAGTAAGTGAACATTTTCATTTTAACACACTTTCTCGAGAATTCGCCCGAGTTGGTATTAAATACACTCCTGCCGATAAATCGGATAGTGCCCCTGATTTTGTTACTCTTGAAAATGTTGACTTTTTAAAGCGTACTCCCATTTATAATTCTGATTTGAAAATGTACTTGGGCGCTTTATCAAGAGAGTCAATTTTGAAATCCTTATTTTGCTCTGCGAGTGATACACTTCCTCCCAATATTGCATCTGGAGTTAATTTAGATGGCAGTATTCGTGAGATGTTTAATCATGGGCGCGGGCCCTATGAGGAATGGCGAGAAAAAGTCCAGATTATTGCGTCTCGACACAATTTAGGTGCGTTTGTTAACAACCTTAATGTGTCATATGAGAGCTATCTGGCAAATTTTGTACGTAAGTACTGCCCCGAGCCTGAATCTCTATAAACTTGTCATAAACGCGGACTGCCTCGCGTTGTGTTAAAGAGCAGACTACATATTTGGATACCATTTT